CTCGGCCACCACGAGACCGCAGCGCGCATCCTGGCCACCTGCCAGCGCTGCGCTTTGACCAAGCGCGCCCAGCAGGCCATCATTGAGGTGGCGCAGGAGCTGGACCTGATGCGCTTCATGCGCATCGAGAACGGCTGCCTCGTGACCGACTGAAGGAGACCACCATGCAACTCAAGCGCTACCACGTCATCCTGGGCCTGATCGGCCTGGTGATAGCAATGGGCATCGTCGGGCAGTCCGACTTCGAGGAGGCCGAGCGCCAGCAGGCCGAATACTGCGAGATGGTCAAGCTGTGGAAGCAGACCAAAGGCCAGGCCGGCTGGCCTGCCTACAACGGTGAAGGGATGTGCCGGTGACCTGCAACCAGAACTGCCGCCAAGGCAGAGAATGCAACTGTGGTGGATGGCATGTGTACCCAATGAACGACCTGCGTGAGCATGAACTCAACGGATCGTGCTGGTGCAAGCCTACGCTTGATGATGAAGGCTCAGAGCCGATCTGGATTCACAACAGTCTGGACGGCCGGGAGGCCTTCGAGACTGGCGAGCGCCAGCCGTCCTGATCAGAGCAACTTGGCCTCGGCCTTGCGTCTGCGCACCAGGCCTGGCAGCACCTTGCCACCGCCGCGCACCCACAGCATCAACTGCTCCTTGGCACCTTCCCAGTCCTGCGCCTCGACGCGCCTGCGCAGCGTGCTGGACCGATACCGACCGACTCCCAGGTTGTAGGCGAAGTCAGTCATCGCGCCAAGTGCCCTGGGATGTGCCAGAAGGCCCGGAGAGGCCTTCAAAACACCTGCTAGGTAGTTGTGCCTCAACTCGGAAACAAGCCACGCCTCAGCCGTCTCCTTGCTGATTGGCGGGTGATCCATCGTGACCTTAGTGCCATCGGGCTTGAACACCGTGCCGTAGCCGATAGTCGGGTAGCCGGCTGGGCAGATGTAGGGCTGCAGCCTCAGACCCTCAAATGGCCGGCAGAGCGTAGCCGCCACATCGACGGCCTCATCGATTGCGCTCGTAGACACGGCCGACAAACCAGAAGCTGATGATCATGTTGAAGACGGCCAGGTCGTCGCTGCCCCACATGGTGGTCAGGACTTCCTTCCAGTTGCCACCCTGCTCGATGGCGATCAGGTAGGCCGCCACCTTCACCGCAGCATACAGGCCCAGGAACATGTAGGTCACGGTCGGCCGCACCAGCGCCGAGATGGCCGCCACCAAAGATCCGGCTGCCTTGGCCGTGGAGGACTGCTCCTGAATGGCTGCAACCATTGCGTCCAGCTCGGCTGTCTGGAGCTGCACGTCAGCCTGGCGCATGGCGATCTCGCCCTTGATCTTGGCAAACTCCATCTCGGCCTCAAGCATGCGCAGCTCGTGCGCGCGCTCGTTTTTCTTGTCGAAGAGCTTGAACAGCTCAGGGGCCAGGCGCAGCACGCCGCCGAACACGCCGCCAAGTAGGGTCTCGAACATCTCAGGCCTCCTTTTTCGTAGTGATCATGTCATCACCCTTGCGTACTGTCACACGGTCACCTTCAACATCCACGCGCATTGGCTGCTCTGGACGATCAAGTCGGTCCAGGCGTTCAATCAGCGACTTGATTACTTCGAACTCAGGCTTGTCCTGCTTTGGACTGGCTCCAGCAATGCCATTGAGCATGGAGATCAGGGCCGTCAAGGCTGCGCCCAACAGACCCATCACTGCCGCGATCTTCTCGTTGTCGAGCACAATAGACGCGCCAACACCAATGCACACGATGAACGTGATGTAGAACAGGCCTTGCTTGCCAATGGCACGCCCAGCCACGTCCTTGGCTGGAGAGGTGGCCTCCAGCCGACTCAGCTCGATCCTGGCCTGCTCCTTGACGATGGCCAGCTCGCGGGTCAGATCTTGCTCGGACATCCTCAGTGCTTCCAGAGGCTGATGATGTAGCCGACGATGACCGAGATGCCGGACACGATGCTCATGCCGAACCACAGGCCGCCCTTGCCCTTGTTGGCCAGGGCAAGCAGCTCCTCAATGTTGCGCTCCAGCTTGTCGACCTTCTTGTCCATCTCCTGGACCTTCTGCCACAGCACACCGTACTTGACCAGGTCTATTCCATCTTGCGGTTCCTGCATCATCGTGTCCGACTCCATCAGATGCCTTCGCCAGGCGTCATGTAGACGGTCGAAGCGCCTGCAGCCACGCCAGAGAAGTACGCGCCGAACGGGAAGCGCAGGATCTCAACAGCACCGGCCACCAGCGGGATGCCGGCAGCAGGCACGCCAGCGGCAGCCGCCACAGCATTGGCCTGGGCGATGGCAGCAGTCGGGCCAACACCAAGATGCACAGTATTCGTGCTGGCGTTCACAATGCGCATCTGGCCAGTTTCCTGTGCGTTGAACTTGTTGTTGACCGGAACTTGCACGCCAGCAGGAGCAATGGCTGCAGCCGCAATGACTACGGTATTTCCTTGCGGGTTAAATGCAATTTGACTGTTGGTGGCCATGGTTTTTTCCTTTCAGATTATTTGGACTCAAGTTCAGCAACCCTGCGACGCAGGTCTTTGATTTCAGCAACAAGATCAGCAATCACTTCAGATGTGCTGGCCTGCATGTTCTGGTAAACAGGATTCCCATCTTCATCGACAGCATCCTTTTCACCAGTCACGCTTTGCGCATAGACCTTTTGGAAATCATGCGCCAAGAATCCACGAGTGCGTGAGCCATCGGACTTCCATTCATATTCAACAGGCTGCAATGCGTCTATGCGATCACCAGAGCCGACCACCGGGCCGATGACGTTCTTCAGGCGATAGTCTGATGTGATGTTGTAAAGGACACCAGTGGTTCCGTTCTGAGTGATGGAGCCAATCTTTGTGCCGTTGTATCCATATTCAGCGTATGAGTCACCGCTGCCATCCGACGTGGAATGGCTGACGTATTGCGTACAACCACCAGTTGTCAAGAACGACATACTGCGGTTTGTTTGAAGTCCAGACGCTGCCGTATTCAGCGAAAACAGACCATTGACTTGGCCAGTGCCACTGACAGACAGATTGACTCCATTCAAGTCTGCTCCACCTTCAATACGCTGCCATGCAGTCCCATTAAAAGCTACCCAGTCTCCAACACCCCAGTTGCTGATGCCATCCAGGGATGTGCTGCCAGCAACGCTGACAACGTAGTAGTCGCCTTTTGTGCCAACACCAGAAGCCAATGCTGGCGAGTTGGTGCTGGCATTCCAAGTGCCTTTGTAATTCAACGCGCCGATGGCGTTGGTAATTGCAGAAACTGTTTTCAGCATTTCAGACTCCTTAAGTCACTCGCATTGTTGAAGATGGCTGCACGTTGATCAGCGCAGAATCGTAGGTTGTATCCCAAGAAAACACCAAAAATCCTTGCGTATCGTGCCCAGCTTTGGATGTGCCTCCACCAACAGTGTCAATGTCGATATTTAATGTCAGCGTCAAACCAGAAGGACTTGTACTCGTAAAAATTTGCGTTAACTGGCAAAGAGTTACATCACTTGGATTGTAGTCATAGGTGATAGACGCAATGTACTGAGATGCCTTGCGGTACAGAGTAGACCCGCTTCCATTGGTCGGGTTGGCAATAAATCCAATATCAAACAGCGCAGATCCGATGTATGGAATCTCGACATAGTCTTTGACACCGTTGGTTTTGTACGCATACCAGTTCTGCAATCCAGAAGTTTGGAAATTGACAGTGCCAAAAATGCCAGCGCCGAACTCATACAACTGACGACCGCTGCCGATGATGTCGCGCAGCACAAACTTGCTGGACGGATGCGTGTTGGTGAACTTGATGTCGGCTGTAGAACCTGTGTTATTGCTGAAGTAACTGTCCGTCATGATGAAGTCCATGACATCGATGCCAGCAACTTCGACAGGCTGGCCAAGCAGGTTCTTGAAAGACGAACCGCTGACAAGCAGTCTGCCAGCAGATGTGCTGTAGTAGATGCCCTTGGCCGTCGTGCTTTGCGTGTAGGCTGCCAGTGGTTTGTTTCCATCAAACACACAGTCCGTAACTTCAACGTTGTGCCCGCTGCCAGCCGCCAATTTGATGGCGTACTCTTTGCCATTGAGGAAGCTGCAAGAGTCAATGTAACCATTCAACGCGCATCCGCCGCTGGTTTCGATGTACGCACGATGCCCAGCGTATTGCGTGTTCATCGAGAACGTGCAGCCTGTGATGTTGATCTCCTGCGTTGGCACAATAGTTGGCGAGTCGCCAAACAGCATTGACACTTCTTTCGGGTAGTTGAAAGAGCAGTTGCTGATGATTGTGTTGGCGAGGCCAGTCGTGACGCGAAGCTGGCTGATGCCGATGTAAAAGATGCATCCGTCCACAATGTGATTGAAGCCATTGAGGATCAGCAAGTTTGCGCCATCGTCAAACGTGCAGTCGCTGATGTGGCCATCCGAGCCTGATCCGTCTAAAGCCGTGATCGCAGCAGAGATGAACAGATTGTTGGCGTACCAGCCGTTGCCAACAAACTTGACGGCAGGGTTGCCGCCTTCAAAAAACAGGTCATAGACTGCTGGAGGACGGCCGCCAGGATCTTCGATTCCACCAGTTCCCGCACCAATATGGATGCTGCCAGTTCCACCAAGATATAGATGCGATGCATATCCTCCAAGACCATAAAACGCTTGGCCTTTACGGACATATACAGTGCCATCAATGCGGTATTTACCAGCAGGAACAAAAATACCACGACGAGCAATAGTGTCGCTGTAAACGGCTGCAGCACTGGTGGCCAGATTAAAGTAAGAGGTGCAGTCGACGTTTTCAGTGTCAGTGCCAGGTGGGATGAAGTCCATGACGCTGAAAATCTCGCGCATCTTGTTCTGCGCAGTTCTGGTGACTGCACCAGTTCCAGCCTGCACAAAATCAACCCTGGTCGAAGGTAGCGTCCCAGTGATGTCGCTAAAACTGATGACGTTGCCGTAACGCTCTGTCGCAGCAGGTGCGCTGTACACAACGCTGCCGTTCTTGTTCTGAACTCGGATGCTGTAGTCACTGTTGACGTACAGGCGTGCAGGCGTACCGCTGTTGACTGGATAGCCGCCAAGCGTACGAATGGGCTGACCTGCCGGTTGCGTCAGAGCTGCATCCCAGTAGACGTTGATTGGGTTGCCTTGTGGATCAAGATTGGCCGTGCCGATCCAGATGTAGCCGTCTTCCAGCGGCTGCCCATCCGTCTCCGTAAAGATCGGGTAAGTGGGCTGAATGCTGAGTGCGGTCATCGTTGGTTCTCCTGGTCAAATTGTCCTGCAGCTTGCATGGATTGCACAAGCCATCGCTCGCGCCAGCTCATCTCACGCGGCATTTTTGCAGCGTCGGCAAAGCGCCTGAAAGCTGCAGACATGGCCACAGCTTTCACCGTGGTTGCGTTTGGGGTTGTTCTGGTGGCACCTTCCACCGCCAGGCGTTGAAATGCAGGCGATGCGATCAGCTCGTCGGCTGCCTTGATCACCTCTGGTTTGGCACCCTTGGTCAGGGCTGCCGTCAGGCCAGACGCAATGCCAGCACCTGGCAATCCCATTGCACTGGTGGCTGCCTCAGCCGGGATGCCGACTGCTGCACGCTTGGCCACGTTGAAGACGTTGCCGAGCAGGCTTTCAGCGCCCTGCAGCTCTTGCTGGACGGCCTGAATGCGTCCGGTGGTGATGCGCTCGCGGGTAGCTTTGCGCACGTTGTCGGCCACTCGGTAGAGGTCCGACAGTGACTTCCTGGCTGGCTGCGGAATGTTGTTCATCAGCGCCGCATAGGCCTGCTTGTTCTGCAGCAGACCCTCGTACCAGTTGGCGTAGGTGTTGAAGTTCAGCGCGCCGTTCTGCGTGGCTTTGCCGAAGGCCGTGTTCAGGGCCGAAGCCGCCACCATCTGGCGCATGTCCTTGGGGATGGCGTTCAGAATGTTGACCAGCTTCTCGGCATCGCCCTTGGTCAGCGCCTGGGTGGCCGTCGACAACTTGGTGACCAGGCTCTGGTCGAGTTGCTTGCCGAACAGCGACACCATGTCATCCTCGAAGCCCTTGCGCATGGCCACCAGGCTCTTGGCCAGACGGTACTGATCGCCGCGGCCGACCGTGTTGGCCAGGTTGAATTGGTCGTCATCGATCAGCGCATACAGGCGCTTGGCAAGGCCAGTGTCGGCATCTGCGAACGGTCCTTGCTGGCGCGCAGCCGCACCGATGTCACGCCGGACATCGTCGATCAGCGCATAGGTAGGGTATCGCATGCCAACCACATTGCCAGCCTCGTCCTTGATCTCCCTGGGGGTCAGCTTACCGAGAACTGACTTTTCCAAGCTGGAAAGGTTCTGAGACCCATCCAGATCTTGAGCGCGTTGGTTGACAAACCCAAGCACGTTGTCAGCAGGGCCGCGGGTCTGGGCCGGCACGTTGTTGCGCAGGTCGTCATATGCAGTGTTCGCCTTGCGTTCCAGGTTGGCCACCGTCTGCGACAGGTTGGTGCGCACCGCTTGGTTCATGCGGCTGAGGTCAGTCATGCCGCCGATGCGGGTGATCAGGTCGTCTGCCTGCTTGCCGACCTGCTCCAGACCGGCCACCTCGGCTGCCCTGGCTTGGCTGCCAGGCACAGACTTGACGGCCTGCGCCAGCTCACGGTAGGCCTGGTTCGATGTCAGATGGTCAGGCTGCAGGTACTGCTCGATCTTGAGCCTGCGCGCAGCCTCCAGCACTTTGGGATCAGGTGCGGCCTGCTCGGCCAGCACTGTGGTGGCTCGGCCAGCGCCAAAACCACCGCCAGCGGCCTGGCGAGTGGTTGCTGCCAGCTCTGCCGTTGTCATGGCTGCCGGAGCTGCTGCAGGGGCTGCAGGGGCCATTGCCGTGCCCATCGGAGCGCCTGCCGGAGCCGCAGGCGCAGCCAGCGGCACTTCAGGTCCAACCACGCCGGCCGGTGAGATCTCGCGCACAGTGCCGGTGGGTGCAGTGATGGGTGCAGCCACCTGCTCGCCACGAGTTGCTGCAGGCACAGGTGGCACCTCGCCACCTCGCACAGCTCTGACGGCCTGCGGGATGCGTGTGACGGCCTGCCCAGCACCGCCAAGTGCGCCAGCCAGCGCCACCTCGCCAGTGTCGAAGCGGCCGCCAGTGGCAGCCTGGGTGGCCTCGATGCCAGCTTGGGTTGCGCCACCGGCCATGATGGCACCAGGGATGGTGGTTGCACGGCCGGCAGGCGTGAAGGCTGCCAGCGCGCCAGCAGCACGTGGGATGTCGCTGACCTGGAAGCCTGGCTTGATGGCGTACATCTGGCCGTCGATAGACGACTGCAGCACGAAGTTGCCCTTTTCGTCCTGACTGACTTTGACACCAGGGAAGTTGGCCTGGATAACCTGGACCGTCTCGGTCGGGTTGGTCATCATCGTGCCCAGGGCCGACTTGAAGCTGGCCATGCTGAAGGTGTTCAACTCAGGCATGCTGGCCCAGTCCGGCAGTGCTTGCGTGGTCGGGGTGGCGCGCTCGGTGCCTGTGACAGCCTCGCGGATGCCGCCCAGCACTCCCATCGGCTCGGTCTTCTGGAGCTGGAATCCGGCAGGCACCTTGGCCATGCCGTTGGCGACATCGCGCTCCAGCTCCATCATCTCGTCGCGGGTCATGCGACCGGTTCGATAGGCCTCCAGCACTGGAGCAGGAAGCTCAGGAATGATGGCTCGTGCGCCCTGTGGTTGTTCGCCACGCAGGGCTGCACCACGCGGAAGCATGATCGTGCCAGCCTTGACATCGTTCTCGAACTCGGCCGACTCCTCTGGCGTCATCTGTCCGGTGCTGTAGGCCTGGTAGACCCTGGAGATTGCATCCTGCGGTACAGAAGCCATGCTGCTGGCACCAAGAGCACGTTGAAACGTGCTGGTCGTGCCGCCCTCCGCAATGGTTGCTGGCTGCGCCGCTGGAACAGTCTGTGCAGTCAGCTCGCGCACGCCTTGCGAGACGCGCTGCATGTAAGACTTGGTGCGTGGTCCCCAGTTCTTGGGATCAGTGCCGCCGTGGTATTCGGCAGCCGCCAGCACGATGTTTCCCTGGTTGCGGTCCAGAGACTCCTTGAGCAGCAGGCCAGCAGCCTCTGCAGCCATCTGTGGGTTCAGGTAGGCATCGATGCCGTACTTGTCCAGCACAGCCTTGCGGGTGGCCGGGATGATCTGGAATGGCGTGCGAGCACCAGCCTCCGACACCTGGTCAGCGTTGGAGCGCTCGCCGCGGGTGAGTACCGAGACCAGCAGGCCGCTTGGCAGTCCGAGCTTTTGCTCAGTGCTGGACGCCAGGTCAGACCAGAACGGGTCTTTGTAACTGGTGGGGGCTTGTTGGGTCGCCATTACTGTTGCCCTTCAGCGGGTGGAACTTGAGGACCACCTGCAGCACCAGGCACAGCACCAGTCTGCGGATTGGCCCAGCGCATGTATCCTCGGCCTGCCACCGCACGGCCGGCTTGCTGCGCTGCCAGGTCTTGTGCGCGCTGGTCCATGAACTGTCGCGCGAAGTCCACATAAGTGGTGCCCTTGGGCACCTGGACGCCACCGATCTCAATGTCGCGGGTGGCACGACCAAGCGAGCCGACCGAGTTCACCCATTCCGACTTGGCGCTCTCGGCCACCGCTTCGTACTGTGCCATCTTGGCCATGCCTCGCAAGAAGGATGCGACAGTCTTGGCGTCTGCGTTCTCAGCCGGGAAACCCTTGAGCGCCAGCTCGATGTCTCGGTCAGTGGCCGGACCAGGAGGCAGCGACTTGATGGCCTGCGTGTTGCGCAGCCTGACGTATTCCTGACGGGTCTGTGTCCAGGCATCCTGGTTGCCGGTGGCGTTGCGTAGCCAGGCGTTGACACCGCTGAATGCGCCATAGCCACCGCCTTGCTGCTCCAGGCGAGATGCTAGGTCCAGCATGCGGCCTGCGGCCTGCTCGGAACCGACTGCAGCCACTGCTGCATCGTTGACGATCTTGGTGGCTCCTGCGTCGAGCTGCGTGCCCTTCTGGTTCAGCTCGAATAGCTTCAGCTCCACGTCAGACTGCAGCTTGTCGCGGTCAAGCTTCAGACGATCACGATCCAGCACCAGTCGGCCAGCACGGTCTGCAATCTGGCTGTCCAGGTTGCGGATGTTGGCCGCGGTCTGTGTGTTCTCCAGCGCCAGGCGGGTCGGTGTGTTGGCCGTGATCAGTTCTTCCTTGGTGGCTCCAGCCTCGCCAGTGCGGATCTCAGCCGGTGCCTTCAGAGCCTTGATCGAGCCTTCCAGCACCTTGTCGCCGCCAGGCACACCAGCCAGCATGATGCCGATGGTCTTCTGTGCGCTTTGTGGACTGACCTCGGCCATCTGCGCCCAGGTCTCGTAGGCCTTGGCCTGCTGCTCGCGGCCGGCATTGCGTTCAGCCGTGGCGCGCTCGCGCAAGAGCTGAATGCCGATCTGAGGCTGGTTCGAGCTGAAGGCCGACATGACCTGGCCACCGAAGCGCAGTTCGTTGTCCTGGCGATCCTTGGACAGCGTCTCCCAGTTGGCGCGCATGCTGTCAGCTTCAGCCTTTGGCAGCAGCATGGCCACGTTGGTGAAGTCGCGCGCGCTCGGGTTCGGGTTCTGGATCAGAGCCTGGACTTGCGTCTGCAGCGACTGCTTGCGCGCCAGCTCGGCCTCCTGAGCCTGGCGCTGCGCCGAGATGTCAGCAATGGTGGCACCGATCTTGAAGCCGGACAGTGCGGCCTCAAAAGGGCTTTGAACGTTCAGTTGGTAGTTGATTGGCTGGACCATGTGTGGCTCCCTTATACCTTGCCGTAGTCGACGGTGAGGTATCCACCAGACTCGCCCACAGCGTCAGGATAGACGCCCAGCACCTCCTGCGCCATGAGGCCAATCTGTCGGCCACCGCCCCAGACGTACTCGAACTCGTAGACACCCAGGCCGTCCGGCCTGGTGCCAATGCGCTGGATGTCTTTCTTGAGCCGGATGTCGCTGAAAATGTTGCCGAAGCCTGGCGTGCCGACCTTAGCACCGTATTGCATGCCCAAGAACTGGGCTGGCAGGTTGAGCACGTTGGCAAAGGCCTGACCCTGCGCCAGTTCTTTACCTGCCTGGGCAGCGCCGATGTCGCCATACATGCCAGCCACTCGTGCGCCTGTTTGCATACCGGCTGTGCCGACACCTGCTGCCGATTGTTGCCCCAGTGATGTCAAACCAGCAAGCCGTCCATACTGACTCTCAATCTCCTGCTGCAGCATCTGTGGCCGGAACTGAGCCAGAGCTGCCTGAATGTTGCCGCCACGCAGGCCACCAGTGGCCGATGCACGCTGCAAAAGCGCCTCTTCACCCTGGCGCACACGCGCTTGGTACAGTGGAGATCCTTCCAGGCCAGCAATTGCAGCTTTTTGAGCCTCTGGTCCTTGTAGACCAATAATTGCTTGCTGTTGTTGAAGCGCAGGGGTTCCAACCTCAACATAAGGTTTTAGCAGCTCGCGCACCAGGTCAAACTGCCGACGCTGCTCTGCAATTCCAGCCTCAGCGGCTGCTGTTTGTGCGCCTGCAGCTTGTCCTGCTGCTCGGCTTTGCATGATGCCGCCGACGACTTGCGTGCCGCCGACAACTAGGGCTGTTATTGGATCAGGCATGGCTGAACTCCTTCATGTAGTCTTCGAGTGTTTCACCGTACAGCGCCATGACCAGGTGGGCATTGTCTGTGGCGTACTTGGTGCCGTGGCACAGTGCCACCACCATCATCACCACATCGTAGTAACCAGCGCGCCAGACGTAGGAGCGCGCATCAGCATTGCCTGCGCGCTCGGCCTGGTCGGAACCTTGCCACTTCAGGATCATGGTCGCCAAGACAGGCGACAAATTGTGCGCATTGGCAATCCAGAACGGGTTCTGATTCATGCCGATCAGTGTGTTCCAGATGGCTGCGTTGAGGTCTTCGCGCTCAACAGGATCGCCGTCAGCCACGTCATCAAAGACCTGGATGGCACCCCAGAGCATCATCAGCCACTCAGTGGCCGGCGCAGGAAGCGCCAGAACCCTTTGTAGGTTCTCTTTGAGCCACTCAGAACTTCCCATGCGCGCAACCCTCCAATGGTCGGATGAGCTGCTGGTGGCCCGATAGACTCAGCACCCTCATTTTCCCACAATCTGCCATCTGGTCAATCTTCCTCGAACTCGCGCTCTTCCCAGGCCTGGCAGGAGCGCAGATCGTGGCAGATGAAGTCGAACTTGTTGCAGTAGCCGCGGAAGCCTGCATCCACATCCCACTGGTTCCAGGGGATGCGGTCCATCTTGACCTGGGTCATGACCGAGTTGTCGTAATACTCGCAGTTGGAGCAGCGCCTGCGCCGTGCCTCGGCCTCGTCGACTTGCATGGCCTTGGCCAGCGCCATCCAGTAGGGCTTGTTGGCTCCGCGCTCGTTGCTGGGCTTTTCAGGGCCGAGCATCCAGTCGTCGATGACCGTCTGCGTGTTGGCGCGGTTCTCGGCTGCCGTGATGAATGGCTCTTCAATGGGCAGGCCACCGAAGCCGGCCACCATCACTTTGGGCATCTTTGCGTAGTCCATGTGGTTCTCCTATCAGGTGATCTCGCGGCCAGACAC